ACAAGATCCAATACACCCCGCTACACCTTATTTGCCAGACTCCAGACCGCACGTGGTAAAATCTTACAATTATATATACACAGGTAAAAATACAGACATTATTGATTTTAAATTGAATTTTGACAACACCTGGTATGTACCAATGGCTACATATACTAGAAATAAAGCCTCAACAGAAGTAAGCAGTAGCACCGGTGTTAACCAATTATTATCTAATGCTCCTGTAGTAATTTTAACTCCTTCACTGCTAGCAGCATCGGCTATACCTCAACTTGGACAAATACCAAATTTTACCCCAATGCGTATAAAAAGTGTAGTTAACAATGCACAAAATAACATTGGTTTTGGAATTATTGATAATCCTGGCGCACAAGTTGCAGCCAATGTCATGGATACGTTATATAGCCGTCCCAATGGTGATATGATGACACTTGATTTAACAATCCTAGGAGACCCAACTTTGTTAAAACAAGACGACTGGCTATATACGCCAAGTCCAATTGGTGGGTCATCAAATTATTTCAGTACCAGCTTGAACCAAGCAACATTTGCTAGACAATACGGACATATAAAAATGGATCACGGACAATTAGTGATTGGTGTTACAGTTAATACTCCGCTAGACAACGACACAGATTGGACAAACACTGGCTTAGTATTCCCTAATCCAGGAAGTTATCCAAGTTTATTCAGTGGTCGATTTAAAGTCAACACAATTAGAAATATTTTTGAAAACGGAAAATTTACGCAGGTATTAAAAACAAATAGAATATTTCATGACGCTTATATCGGGGCTTCAGCACCTAGCACCGACGCATCCAGGTCAGGTAGTGTTGGCAAGAATCAAGATAATCAAAACTCAACTAATAATCCTATACAGCCGTCCGGGGCAACAAGCACACCAGCAGGCGAAGCAGGATTTAACTCAGCCGGTCAGGTTAATACTGCCGGCGATTCTACTAGATACAGTATATAATGATGAAAGAATTCAAACATGGCAACTAGTAACCTAAGACGTTCCGGAGCAGATCCGGCCGGTACTGCCACTAGTAAAGATGGCTATGCTGTTGACCCCGGTATATATGAAGCAGTAGTTGTTAAGCATGTAAACGGCAGTCGCAGTGGACAATTAAAAGTTTATATTCCAGATTGGGGCGGGCTTGCTAATAACCCAGACAATCAAATTACAGTTAGTTATGCCAGTCCGTTTTTTGGGCAAACCTTTGGCACCGACACACAATTACAAAACCCCGATAGTGCAATGACGTCAGGGCAGAGCTACGGTTTTTGGTTTATTCCACCAGACGTAGGCAATAAAGTGCTTGTATCGTTTGCGGCCAATGGCGACAAAGATCGTGGCTATTGGTTTGCCTGTGTATACAATAGTCCAAGTCATCATATGGTACCGGCAATTGGTCGTAACATTGCTGGCGCCGCTGATTCAGTTGTGGGCCCAGACATAGCACAATATCAAACAAGCGATCAAAGTTTACCAGCAACAGAATCATATTCGGGTAATGGCGAATACTTTGCTCCAGACAGTATTACTAATACACCTCGTTACCCGCACGAATTCCAGTCAATGAATTTAATCATGCAAGGGTTAGATAAAGATAAAATTCGTGGAGCAATTAGTTCAAGTAGTTTGCGTGAAAGTCCAAGTAACTGTTATGGAATTAGTACTCCTGGACGTAGTGCTACTAGCACTCCTCAGGTAAGCGGCACACAAGCATTAGGTAGTAAAGCAGATCAAGCTGTAGTGGCTCGTAAAGGCGGTCATACATTTGTTATGGACGACGGCGATAAAGACGGAGTAGATCAATTAATTAGATTGCGTACTAGTAGTGGGCATCAAATTTTGATGAACGATACAGAAAAAGTTTTATACATTGCTAGCTCAACAGGAGCACAATGGTTAGAATTTAGTGAAGATGGATCTATTAATGTATTTGGTGCAGCCGGCATCAATATGCGTAGCAAAGGGCCGATGAATTTGCACAGTGATAGCGCAGTAAACATAAACAGTGGCGGTAGTGTAAACATCAACGGGGAGATGGGAGTTAACGTAACAGCATTAACATCAATATCGTTAAAATCGTTGATATCATGTAATATAGCAACCGACGGACTTTTAAAAATATCTGCAATTGGTGCCGCAAGTCTTGCTGCTGGTGGTGCGTTAAAGATGAGTGGAATTGGAGTAGTGGCAATAGATTCCGCGGGCCTATTAACATTAAACGGAGCTATACCAAGTCCTCCTACACCAGTGTTACCTACAATGGGTAACAGACTTCCTGATGTAATTTGGGCCGGAACACAGTGGCAAATGGTACCTGGCGCATTGACTAGTATTTGTTCAAAAGCTCCATCGCACGAACCATGGGGCGAAGACGGAAAGAGACCCGCAGCAGTTACCGGCGGTGGCGGTCTAGGTGGAGCAGCAGTAGGAGCGGCAGCTAGTATTGGTGCAGGCGCAGCATCTAAATTATTTTAAATTATGGATCCAGGAATAAAAACATCAGCAGGCGTTCCAGTAGCTAATCCGCTACCAGTTAGTTGGCTAGGTCGTCAAGATGCACCCCCAACACCGCCAACATGGGCTAACATTAATGTGTTGTCTAACACAGAGATTCGTAATTTACAAAGTCAGATAGCTTACGATTTAAGTGGGTGGAATTACAATATGATTGGTCCTGCTCACGAAGTAGGGAGATATCAATTTTCAAGTCAGATATTAGAAGCCTACGGATTACTAGCCCCCGGGTCCAACGGATACTACGGAAACGATTGCGTAAATTATGTAAATTGTTGGAGCCCAATATATGTCAATCGTGGTATTAATACCTACCAAAATTACTTTTATAATATATCCAGCTTAAACAATTTTTTAACCACTACAGTTGCACAAGAGCACTTAGCATATCAAAGAATTGTTGATTTATATTTGACTAGTTTAGATGTAGGAACTATTGCTAGCACAGATTCAGCAGATACAATTGCCGGAATGATTTATGTTGCATGGGCATTGGGTGTTGGTTCTAGTCCTACTAATAGTAATCCTAAAGGGACGGGTGCTTGGGCTTGGCGTTATTTTAACGCAGGAGATGGTGCTAACAAATATAATAGCGGACGTTATGCTATTACGGTTTTAAGCCAATAAATACTAATTATGACTATATATCGCGGATTCAGTACTTTACAAAGTTTAAAAAAGTATAATCTAACGGATTTTACACTGGCACAGCAAGATCTACAGAATTACTTTAACATACGTAAAGGTTCTAAATTAATGAACCCTTCTTTTGGTACTATAATCTGGGATCAATTGTTTGAACCATTGAATGATACAACGCAAGACATTATTACTAGCGATATTAAACGTATTGTTAGCTACGATCCACGGTTACGGGTGAATAGCGTAACAGTAAACCAACAATCAAACGGCATACAAATCCAGATATCATTGACTTATGTGCCCACTGATCAAACAAATCTTATGGAATTAAATTTCAATCGCAATAGTCAAACTTTGACTACCGGCGGCCTACATCTATACTAATAATTAACTGACCATATAATTTAACCTGATAAATATTGAATATAGGTAAAAAATATGGCACAGACTACACGTCAATCAAATCTACTAGTTTCGCAAGATTGGACTAAAGTATACCAGTCCTTCACAAACGCTGATTTCACCAGCTACGACTTTGAAACTCTGCGTAATAGTATGATTAACTATTTGCAAACATACTATCCAGAAACATTTAATGATTTCTTAGAATCAAGCGAATATCTAGCACTCATTGATATGATTGCTTTCTTGGGACAAAGTCTGAGTTTCCGTACAGACTTAAATGCTCGAGAAAACTTTATTGATACAGCACAACGTAAAGACAGTATTTTAAAGTTAGCTCGTATGTTGAGTTACAACCCTACACGTACAGTCAGTGCTTCGGGTTTACTTAAAATTGAAAAAATTTCAACTACAGAAAGTATTGTTGATAGCAATGGTATTAATTTATCTAATAGAACTATTAACTGGAACGACTTAACTAATGATAATTGGTTAGAACAGTTTACCACTGTTTTAAATGCCTCATTTACGTCGGGGCAAGCAGTGGGTAAACCGGGCAATAGTCAGTTAATTAACGGAATTCAAACAGACGAATATGCTGTTAATCTTGTAACTACACTATTACCAGTTGCACCATTTGCTACTAACATACAAGGTCAGCGTGTAAACTTTGAAGCAGTCAGTGGAACGTCTCTAGGCGAAACATACATATACGAAGCTGATCCAACTCAAACTGGCAAATTTAATTTACTCTATCGTAACGACAATAACGGCAATGGTAGTAATAATACTGGATTTTTTCTTTATTTTAAACAAGGCAGTTTACAATCAACTGACTTTACTATTCAAAACGCTATCCCTAACAACTTTGTTCCTGTTAATACTAGCAATATCAATAATAACGATGGTTGGTTATACAGCCTAGATGTTAATAATCGAGTTCAAACTAAGTGGAAACAAATACCTGCTATCACTGGTATTAATGTAATTTACAATCAATTTAGCGATAAAAATTTATACCAAGTAGCCACACGAAACAACGATCAGATTAATTTGGTATTTGGTGACGGAAGTTTTAGTAATATTCCTCAAGGTACATTCAGATACTATTACCGTACCAGTAACGGAACAAGTTACAGTATTTCTCCCGATGACATGTCATCAGTGACGGTGGCATTTAGTTATGTTAATCACCGCGGTAGTGTCGAAACACTATCAGTTACAGCAAGTTTAAAATATACAGTAACAAATGCTAGCGCATCTCAAAGTCTGGCAAGTATCAAAACTTATGCACCACAGCAGTACTATACACAAAATCGCATGATCACTGGCGAAGATTACAATATCTTCCCATTAACTAACTATACCAGTATACAAAAAGTAAAAGCGATTAATCGTATTAGCTCTGGCGTTAGTTTATATCTAGACACCCTTGATCCAACCGGTAGTTTTAGTAGCACCAATATTTTTGGCGATGATGGAATACTAACCGCTAATAGTACGGTGGGTTCTAGTACGTTTAGTTTCTTAACTACTAACGATGTATATTCAGCTATCTACAATGATGTAGTACCAATTATTAATTCCGTTGGTATGAGCAATTATTATTATGCCAATGGCGAGAGATATGCTCCACCTCATACTGGTATCTATTTTAATCAATCTTCAAATAATGCAGTAACTAGTACTGGTACGTTAATGTACTCTGGTACGGCACAACCAATTGATGGTGGTGCTAGTGATACATTGAAGTATATTAATGTTGGTTCTATTATACAATTTGCTGACAATAGTTTTGCAACTGTTACCAGTACAACTAGTAATGTTAATGTAACATTTGGTCGCGTAGTGTCTAATGCCGCAGTGATTAGCTCAATTATCCCGTCATTTAAAAACGATATTAGCAATAGTCTAGTAGCAACAGTGGCCAATCAAATTATAGCTCAAACTAATTTTGGATTAACATATGATCAAGTTAATCAAGTTTGGGTTAATATAGCACCTAGCAACATAGGCACAGATATAACGTGGCTGATCAAGTTTACCTACAACAATGGATTGTACAATATACAATACAAGACATTAGAATATACATTTGGTAGTGCATATCAAACTAAATTTTATTTTGATCCAGCAGTTAAAGTATACGATTCATTAATTGGACAGTCAGTAAGTGACACTATTAAAATTTTAAAAATTAATAGTCAGGCTACTAACAATAATCCATTGGAGTCAGATGTAACTTGCAAAATTTACAATGTGATAACAGAAGCCGACGGATACGTTAACACCAATCAAGTCTATGTTAGTAGTCCTACTACTCAACTTGATCGTGTGCCAGATAACCCTGATTTCTTTAACAATATAGTCGGAACAGATACGTCTCGCGCCAACCTATACTTCCAATATAAACATAATAGTCCTAGCCGTAATCGTATTGATCCAACGCCAGTTAATATTGTAGACCTTTATATATTAACAGCAGACTATGCAACTAATTACATTAACTGGTTAAGAGATCTTACTGGCACATTAAAAGAACCTGTGGCTCCAACAAGCAGTAGCTTAGAAATTGCATACAGTAACTTAGACAACTATAAAACAGTCAGTGATAGTTTAATTTACAATTCAGCAAAGTTTAAACCATTGTTTGGTGCTAAGGCCGATCCTAGCTTACAAGCACGTTTCCAAGTTGTTAAAAATCCTGCTGTGAGTATTACTGATAACGAAATAAAAACTCGTGTAATATCTGCTGTTAACGCATATTTTAATTTAGCCAATTGGGATTTTGGAGACACATTCTATTTCAGTGAATTAGCTGCATACTTACATACAACACTAGTACCTAACATTGCCAGTGTACTAATTGTACCTGCTAACGATACATTAGTGTTTGGTCACTATTTCCAAATTAATTCAGAACCGTGGGAAATTATTACCAGTGCAGCAACAGTAGACAACGTAGATATTATTAGCGCAGTGACAGCTGCCCATCTGAATCTTGGCACAACACTAATAGGAACACCTTAATGGCCTTAAGAAATACAATTAATTTTTTACCTGAGGCATTTAGATCAGTTACTAATCAACGATTCCTTGGTGCTACCATGGATCAGCTGGTTACTGATGCTTACAATATTCCAGTAAATGGTTACATTGGGCGTAAATTTTCTCCAACATATAAAGCAGGAGACAATTATGTTCCAGAAACAACTACAAACAGATCAAATTATCAACTTGAACCTAGTGTGGTTGTAAAAAACGCCAAAGGCGAAGTGACATTTACTGCTGATTATTTAGACCTATTACAAAGTGTAGAAAACAACGGCGGATTTAACAATAACCATTCAAGATTGTTTACATCAGAAAGTTACAACTATGATGGACATTTTGATTACGATAAGTTTGTAAATTACAACAATTATTATTGGTTACCTGACGGCCCTGCATCGGTTGCTGTGTCGGCCAGCGATACCCCAACAATGTATGACTATACAGTACATAGAGATTCGGCCGTCGGTGGTTACACATTTAGCGGCCTAGGCGGCCATGCCAATACCCAATTGACATTAGTACGTGGTGGTACATATACTTTCCATATTAACCAACCTGGATATAGTTTTTGGATACAAGACAATCCTGGGGTCAGCGGAGTTAACCCTGCTATCCCAACATTAAGTACCAGACAGATCTTTGGAGTTACTAATAACGGAACTGACAACGGTACAGTAACGTTTGACGTGCCATTGTTTGATGCACAAAATTTCTATACCGGAATGTCCCTGGCCGATTCCGTTAATACCGCAGTTGACTTTACCTATACTAAAATACAAAATAGATTATTAAGTGATTTTCTTGCTGAATTTCCGGCTGGATTAGACGGTGTCAATAATTCGCTACAGAATAAAACTTTCATTTTTATAGGTAATCAAATTGATGATAGTCAGTGGACCACTCCAGCATTGCCTGCTGGATTTGTTGGAACTGACACTAGTAACATTACTCCGGGTAGTGTAATTGCAAATTCAGTACGCACTAACGTTTGGAAAATTAATTTAGTTCCGTCGGGTGATGATTACCTACTACAGATAACAAACACCACATCAATAAAGCCTATACAAAAAGTCTTTATTGGGTCAGGTAATACATGGGCATCTAGACAGTTTTGGTTAGACGACAACTATCGTTATATTGTAGTTCCACCGGTTACTGCCAATGCTGAGTATCTGTATTATCAAGACAGTGGAAATCCTCATTTCCTTGGGGAAATTAAATTAGTTGACAATAATAGTGTACCTATTAACGTAGACAAAGACATTGTTGGAAAAACAAGTTATACTAGTCCAAATGGTGTAATTTTTACAAACGGATTAAAAGTAAAATTTGACTCTCTAGTTACTCCGGCTACCTATACTGGTAATGAATATTATGTTGAGGGAGTAGGCACATCAATTGTATTGGTACCTGTTGCTCAAATGACAGTACCTGACATATTTGTTAATCAGATTCAAACAACTGCTGACTACTTAACCATTAACCGTGGTAGCCAAGATCTTAATGCATGGAGCCGCACTAACCGTTGGTTCCACAAAGATGTATTATATGCTACTGCAAAATATAATCAATCTCAAGTTGATTATGGTCCTAATATAGCTGGACGCCGCGCTATCATTGAATTTGAACCTAATCTACAATTATTCAACAACGGTAAACAAGCAAAAGCCAACGTTGATATTATCAATTTTGACCCTGCAATGAATGCGTTTGTTGATATTGAAGGCCAGATATCATACACACTTGAGGGAGTCGATTTAGTTCCAGGTCTGCGTATTGTATTTGCTCAAGACTACGACACTAGTGTTCGCGGCGAAATTTATACTATTGATTTTAAAACTATTAATTTTCAAAATTTTATAAGATTATTGCCAACCGCCGATGATCCAGTACTAGTTGGACAAATGCTATTGCCTACGCAAGGCAACAATGCTAATAAAACTTTTAGATTTACTGGATCTACTTGGGTTGAGTGCCAAGAAAAAACCGCATTTAACCAAGCACCGCTATTTGATTTAGTTGATGCTGAAGGTTATAGTTTTAGTGACAGTACAGTATATCCTAATTCAACTTTTGCTGGAACAAAGTTCTTTAGTTATGCCAGCGGAACCGGCAACTACGATACTATTCTAACTAATATAAAATTAGCATATCAGAATTTTAATAATATTGGCGATATTCTGTTTCAAAATAATTACGAAACTGACGCATTCACATATACAGAAAATACCAGTACTGTAACCAAAAAACTCAGTACCGGATACTTACAACGTAACGTAGGTCTTACTGACTCTGTTAAATTAAATGACTGGACTAAGAGTGTACGTAGTCCTGGTCAATATCAAATATTCACAAAATTCTATGATGGGTATGTATTACCTGTTAACGGTAAAAATTCTGCGTTTGTACAAATAGACATTTTACCCAAGGCAGCAGGCACAGTACCTACCTTAAAAGTATTTTTAAATAACGCATTACTACGAAATTTAGTAGATTATCAATTAACAACATACGGAATTTATAACGTAATAACACTTACTGCTACCCCTAATGTAGGTGATAAGATTGATGTGTTGGTCTTTAGCGATGATGTAAGTCCCACTGGCTATTATGAAATTCCTGAAAATTTAGATTTCAATCCACTGAACGAACCGTTTTCAAAAATTACTTTAGGACAGTTGCGTAATCACTATAACAAATTAATTGAAAATACCAGCCAAGGACCTAGTACTCCAATACCTGTACAAGATAGATATGTAAAAGCACAAGGCGGCACATTACTACAACAGACAAATCCTGTAGTATATGCTATGTCAATGTTGACTAATCCGTCGGTTAACTTTATCAAGGGCATAACACTAGCACGTAAAGAATATACAAAATTTAAAAATAAATTTTTAACTTTATGCAGTAATTTATCTGGCATAGATTACAATAACCCAATATCTGGCGTTGACGCAATATTAAAAAATATCAACGGCGTTAAAAATATTTCGTTCCCTTGGTACTACTCAGATATGGTGCCACAAGGCGGCAATTACAACGAAATTACTTATACTGTATTAAATGCTCGCCAAACACACTACGAAATTAATTCTTTATTTGATAATACTGTATTAAGTAATCGTGCGGTATTGGTCTATTTAAATGGAGTACAATTAACATTGGATGTAGATTATACTTTTAGTAAAACTACTCCAGCGATTATATTCTCTAGAGCTCTTGCATTTAACGATATTATATTAATTCGTGATTACTTTGACACAGATGGAAACTATATTCCCGAAACACCAAGTAAATTGGGACTTTACCCAAAGTTTGAACCTGCTATATATGTAGATACCACTTATAGAACTCCTACAACCGTTATCCGCGGCCATGATGGTAGTATAACTCCAGCATTTGGCGACTTCCGCGACAACTTCCTATTAGAATTAGAACGTAGAATTTTTAATAATATTAAAGCCAACTATAGTCAAAATGTAATTAATCTATATGATATAATTCCTGGCAGATTTAGAACCACTGATTATAGTTTAGCCGAATGGAATCAAGTTATCACACAAAACTTCTTACAGTGGGTTGGTTCTCATAATATTAACTACACAACTAATACCTGGTTTGATGCAAATAATTCTTGGACATGGAACTATGATCAATTTACTGACACAGTAGATGGTAGCTATCTACAAGGATCATGGAGAGCAATTTATACACATTGGTATGACACAGATGCTCCGCATCTAACACCTTGGGTAATGTTAGGTATCGGGGCAAAGCCTTCTTGGTGGACTACACGATATGGTCCGGCACCTTATACTGGTAACAATTTAACCTTGTGGGAAGATCTACAAGCTGGATATATTTGGAATGGCAGTGATAGTGCATCATACATTGACTCTCGTTTTGCAAGACCCGGCCTACTGAATTTTATTCCAGTTGACTCAGCTGGTAATTTGCGTAGCCCAATCGATATTGGTATTATCAAAAATTACAATGCCAAAAATGCTGGCAATTCTTTTAAAGTCGGTGAGCACAGCCCAGTTGAAACAGCATGGCGCCGTAGTAGTGATTATCCATTCTCCTTACAAGTTGCTGTGGCAATGACTAAGCCGGCTGAATATTTTGCCACACAAATAGATACAAGTCGTTTTTATGTAAACACAATAACTAAACAATTTAGTAATATAGATAATCAACGTGTAACACCTGGATTAATTGTTACCAATGGTGACTCTGTTACCAATCCTGGATCTGTTTTACGTTCCAGTGGATACCTAAACTGGATTGCTGATTCTATTAAAAATTTGAGTGTTGATCCTGTAACCACACTCAATGAGTACTTTACAAATTTTTCAACACAGCTCACTTACAAAGTGGCTGGATTTACTGATCAAAAATTAATCAGAGTATCTGCCGAACAATCTAGTCCGAGTAGTACCAATGCTAGTGTTATTATCCCGGATCAAAATTATAGTGTATACTTTGGCGAGCCAGTGCCTTCGGCTATTATTACCTATAGTGGCGTGATTGTTACAAAGACTGAAACTGGTTATAGTGTGTCCGGATATGACACCGCTAATCCGTTCTTTAATATTATACCTAGTGTTGCTAACAATAACGCATCTGTTATAACAGTTGGCGATACGTCAGTTAAAATATATCAGACTAGCACCAATAAAGTCTCTGCTATTTCTTACGGTACAACATTTACATCTATACAACAAGTAACAGATTTCTTAGTTAGTTATCAACGCTACTTAATTAGTAAAGGTTTTGTTTTTACACAATTTGATCAAGACTTACAAGCTGTCAGAGATTGGATGTTGAGTGTTCAGGAATTTGTTTTCTGGGCGCAACAAGGGTGGGCTTCTGGCACAATCATTGTGTTGAATCCAGTGTTTGATCAATTAAAAGTGGCATTTGCTGGCGCAGTAGTAGGAGAAATCACCAACCTATTAGGCGACAGTCAATTACTAGATACCAATTTTGAACCTATAAAAAATAATAACTTTAACATATTGAGACAAGACAGTCCAGTATTCGGTAATCAATTTAGAGTTTCCACAGTAGATGGCCGCACACCTATTGCATTTGCAAAATTAAATTTAATTCAATACGAAAGCATATTGGTATTTGACAACGTTGATAGCTTTGGCGATATCTTATACGTGCCTAGCCAGGGCACACGTCAATACAGATTAAAAATGTCTGGAGCTAAAACTGGAGCATGGACTGGCTCATTGAGCGCCGCTGGCTATATCTATAGCGATCCAAAAATTAAAGACTGGCAGACTGGTGTAGATTATCGTCAAGGCGATATAGTATTGTATAACAATAATTATTATACTGCTATTGCTGACGCACCGGCTAGTCAGACATTTGTAATAACTCTGTGGGCTCCTATTAGAAAATCTGATATACAAACTGGATTATTACCTAGTCTTGGTCACAATGCACAGATATTCCAAAATATCTACGACGTAGACAATCCTCCACTAGACGAAAATTTCCAAAAATTTAGTGCAGGCTTAATTGGATTCCGCGAGCGTCCTTTCTTAAGTAATTTAGGTATTAGTATTCCTACTCAAACTAAATTTTATCAAGGCTACATTACACAAAAAGGTACTGCTAATGCAATTGATGCATTG